CCATTATTGATATGGGTAAAGATCCATATTTAAGACCATATGAAGAGGTAATGACAGGTTTCCTAGGAGCAGGAGGTTGGTCTGATGGTAAATTAACTTATCATACTTCAATTGGAGGACAATTATCTAAATATTGTGGTGAAGAAAAAGCAATGGAATTATTTGATCAGGTGATTGATAATTTTAAACGTTTCCACCCTAAACCCGAAGAAGTACAATGTTCAAACCCTATTGCAGAACCAGAATTTATTAAACCATATTTTGGATTACGTTTATTCCCAGTATGGCATGTTGGTACAGATTATTTACATGAAATAGGTAAAAATTGGTATGACTTTTTAGTTGATGGTGGTGTTCAATTTGAATGGGAAGCTAAAGTTACAGATATTGATTTTGAAAATAATACAGGTAAAGTAGTAGTACTTGAATCTGATTTAGAACATTCATTTGAATACGATACACTTATTTTTGGTGTAGGTAAATCAGGTATTGACTTTGGTAAACAATTAGCTGAAAAATACGATTTACCAACTGAACCAAAACCAGTACAAATAGGTGTTCGATTTGAAGCACCACAAAAACACTTCCAAAAATTAATTGATGTATCTTATGATTTCAAATTATATAGAAAATATGAAGACAAAGGAGTATCATTACGTTCTTTCTGTACAAACAACAATGCAGCATATGTTGCCGTTGAAGAAACGTATGGAGATCATTCGTACAACGGACACGCTAAAAAAGATGAAGCATTCCGAAATGATATGACCAATTTTGGTATATTAATGGAAGTGCAAGGCATTGATAAACCATTTGATTGGTCTAGAGATGTAGTTAAAAAATTACAAATAGACGGTACTGGTTTATATTATAGCCCAAGTAGAAAACCATCACAAACATCTGAAGGTGTAAATGTATCAGCTATTCAAGTAGATACATTACATAAAATTTCAAAATCAATGCAACCCTACTTTATGTATGTATATGATTTTATTGAGGACATGAAAAAAGTATTCCCAACATTAAAAGATGATTGGGGTATTTATGTACCTGAAGTAAAATATCTTTCTCCTGAGCCACTTGTCGATTATGCCAATTTAGCACTCACTAAGTATCCTAACGTACACTTCGTAGGCGATGCTTTATCAGCTAGAGGTATAACGGTAAGTGGTGCACAAGGGACATATGTTGCTGAATCACTTTTGGAAAATTAAAATAAATTTCGTATATTGATAACAAATAAAAATTATGGCAAAATCAACAAAAACACCGTTTCCACAAAGTAAAAGATTAAAAAAAGCAGATGGTACTATCGCTTATGTATGGGATAATAAACTCCACAATTGGGAGGGACATGCTTTAATTCCTGAAGGTAAAGAAAAATTAGGAGAATATCATTTATATGGTATTAAACATACCAAAGAGGAATGGAATGAAGCAAGACAACAAAGAGAAGGTTTACCTTATTATAAAAATCAATCAATGAAAGCACACCTTTCAGATTATAGAAACTAAGATATGAAAATAGGTTTATGTGGTACAATGAGTGTAGGTAAAACTACATTAGTAAATGCTTTAAAAGAAACAAGGCAATTTAAAGATTATATGTTTAGAACAGAACGTTCTAAATACTTGATGGAGCAAGGTATTCCACTTAATACAGATTCAACATTAAAGGGTCAAACCATATTCTTGGCTGAACGTTGTGCTGAATTAATTCAAACAGATATTATTACAGATAGAACAGTTCTTGATGTTATGGCATTTACTTTAAATGCAAAATCAATACCTCACCAGGATAAAGAAGCATTTGAAACATATGCTAGTGAATTTGTTAGAGAATATGATTATATTTTTTACATATCTCCTTATGGAATAGATATTGAAGATAATGGAGTACGTGAAACAGATGAGCACTATAGAGATTTAATTGATTTTACTATTACCACACTTATTAAAAGACATGGTCATAAAGCAGGTAAAATAGAAAAGATATCTGGATCTACAGAGGAACGAATCCAACAAATATTAAAGTTTACTAATCTTTAACATATTTATAATAAAACCTTATTATAATGAAAAAATCTGAATTAAAAAATTATATTAGAGAAAATATTATCTCTACATTATCTGAAGATACTGAAGCAGAAATTGAAAAAACTAAAGAATTAACTGCCGCTATTAAGGATCTAGAATCAGCTAAAAAAGAAGCTGGTATAGAAGAAGATGCAACACCATTAATGAAAGATTTTACTTATGACTATGAAGATATAGGTCAATTCTATTTAGAAGGATTTGGAAAAAAACATACCCTAAATAATGACCAGTTAAAAATGTTAGGCAAAAAAATCACTGATAATTTATATGGTGGTGATATTGGTAAAGCATATGATGCCGTTGTAAATCCCCATAAAAACCCTTACGATATAAAAGAAAATGCAAATGTGGGTTTAGATGAAATAGAAGAAATGGGGTATAATGCTGCTGATGAAGTTTTTACAATAATAAGAAAATCATACCTTAATTCTCAAATAGATTTTCGTTACTTTCAAAAGGGACTTATGCGAGGGCTCTCTGATATAGCTAGTTCTATGGGTTTAAATGAAAACGAAGATGCAGAACCAACTAAATCCGATATTAAAAAAACTAAAGGTTTAGCTAAAGCAAAAGAAGAATTGGCACTATTAACTCGTGAGATGAAATCATTAGCTAAAAAATATTCTAAAGCTGAAGGTGAAGAAAAAGAAAAATTAGTTAAAATCTTAAAAGATAAAACTAAACTAAAAAAAGAACTAGAAAGTATTCTAGATAATAAGAAGATATAATGTCATCTAAGGAAAGGTTTTTATATATTGCTATAGTATTTTTTGGTGCTTACTACCTAATTAATATGTACTCTTCAAATGAAGATGAATATATCAATGAGTATAATAGTAAAATAGAGGCATTAGAAAATAAAATTAATTCTTTACATAACATAAATGAAGAATTAACCTTGGAAATTGATACCTTAAATGGTCAAATAACAAAATTAGACCAAGAAATTAGTAAACAAGATAATAAAATAGTTATATTAAAAAGACAAACAAATGAGAAAGTTAATAATGTTGATTCTTTTGGGGATGATGAGCTTGAACGGTTTTTCACAGAACGTTATAGACAGTACTTCGATTCAATTAAAAAAACCAATAGTCAGACTAGTAATTAAGGATTTAATAACTGGAGATAGTTTTAAACAAGAATTAAGTTTAATCAATACAAAGTACTCTTTATTAAAAAATAAAATTATATTAAAAGATAGTGTTATTAATAACCTTAATTTTCAAATCAATAATTTTAATTCTATATTAGATACAAAGGGGTCACAACTTATACTTTCCCAACAGTTAAATGAAAAGTTAAAACTTGAAGTAAAAAAACAAAAGTTTAAAAATAAATTAACAGCAGGGGCTGGAGTAGTAGCAGTATTAGCTGCTGTACTTTTAGTAAAATAGTATGTCTGATTTAAAAAAAGTAATACGCCAAGAATACTTAAAATGTGCTCAAGACCCAGTACACTTTATGCGTAAATACTGTTATATACAGCACCCACAACGTGGGCGTATACAGTTTAATCTATACCCATTCCAAGAAAAAGTATTAACGTTATTTCAAGAAAATCCCTATAGTGTAGTATTAAAATCTAGACAGTTAGGTATATCTACTTTAGGTGCTGGTTATTCATTGTGGTTAATGACATTCCATAAGGATAAAAATATTCTTTGTATTGCAACTAAGCAAGAAACAGCTAAAAACATGGTAACAAAGGTAAAATTCATGTATGAAAACTTACCTTCATGGCTTAAAATAGATGCTCCTGAAAATAATAAATTAACTTTACGATTAGCAAATGGATCACAAATTAAAGCAACATCGGCTTCAAGTGATGCAGGTAGATCCGAAGCAGTATCTTTACTACTAATTGATGAGGCAGCTTTTATTGATAATATTGGAGAAATATGGGCCTCAGCACAACAAACATTAGCAACTGGTGGTGGTTGTATAGCATTATCTACCCCTTATGGTACTGGAAATTGGTTTCATCAAACATGGGTTAGAGCAGAAAATAGAGAAAATCAATTTTTACCTATAAAACTCCCCTGGTATGTCCACCCAGAAAGAGATCAAAAATGGAGGGATACACAAGATGAATTATTAGGTGATCCTAGAATGGCTGCACAAGAATGTGATTGTGATTTTAGTACCTCTGGTGATATTGTATTTTATCCTGAATATATAGACTTTTATGAAAAAACTTATATAAAAGATCCTATGGAAAGAAGAGGAGCAGACCAAAACTTATGGGTTTGGGAATCACCTGATTACACAAGAGATTATGTGGTAGTAGCAGACGTTGCTCGTGGAGATGGAAAAGATTATTCCGCATGTCATGTAATTGATGTAGCCAATAATGTACAAGTTGCTGAATATAAAGGACAATTAGGTACAAAAGAATACGGGCATTTATTAGTTGGTTTAGCTACTGAATATAATGAAGCAATGTTAGTAATAGAGAATGCTAATATAGGTTGGGCAACAATACAAGTTGCTTTAGATAGACAATATCCTAACCTTTACTATTCACAAAAGAGTGATTCCCCAAATGCTAGTTCGTATTTTGACAAATACCAGGACCATTCAAAAATGGTAGCCGGTTTTACAATGTCTTCTAGAACTAGACCTATGGTAATAGGTAAATTTCAGGAATATATTAGTGATAAAGGAGTAACAATACAATCAAAAAGATTGCTAGAAGAAATGAAAACCTTTATATGGAAAAATAATAGGGCAGAAGCTCAAAGTGGGTATAATGATGATTTAGTAATGTCCTTTGGTATAGCTATGTATATTAGAGATACAGCGCTAAAATTAAGACAACAAGGACTACAAGCAACTAAAAATGCTTTAGGTAATATGTCTGTAGATAGGACTTCGTACCAAGGTGGATATGGTTTTTCACAAGGCTCAGATAATCCCTATCACATAAACACACCCGATGGTAAGGAAGACATTAAATGGCTTCTTTAATAATATTTATAACAATAATAACATACTATGGCTGATAAAAGCGTATTTTCAAGACTAAAAAGATTATTTTCTACTGACGTAGTAATAAGAAATGTAGGTGGAAACCAAATAAAAGTAATTGATAGTGCTAAAATACAATCTACAGGTGAATTAGAAACTAATTCATTAATGGATAGATATAATAGGGTTTTTTCTACAAGCCCTTCTTCTTTATATGGTGCTCAATTCAATATGAATTACCAATATTTAAGACCTCAATTATATTCTGAATATGATTTAATGGATAATGATGCTATTATAGCATCTGCTCTTGATGTCTTAGCAGATGAATCAACTTTAAAAAATGATATGGGTGAAGTACTTCAAATTAGAAGTGCTAATGAAGATATCCAGAAATTGTTGTATAACCTATTTTACGATGTATTAAATGTTGAGTTTAACTTATGGATGTGGGTTAGACAAATGTGTAAATATGGTGATTTTTTCTTAAAATTAGAAATTGCTGAAAAGTATGGGGTTTACAATGTAATTCCTTATACTGCTTATCACATAGAAAGACAAGAAGGTTATAACCCACAGAATCCTTCTGCTATTAGGTTTAGATACGCTCCTGATGGAATGGATAATCTAAGTTCAGGTATGTATCCTGTACCAGGTTCAACCGCTGGGAATTTAAACGATGAACAAGGTATTTTCTTTGACAATTATGAAATGGCTCACTTTAGACTTCTTTCAGATGTTAATTATTTACCTTATGGTAGGGCTTATATTGAACCCGCTCGTAAATTATATAAACAATATGTTTTAATGGAAGATGCAATGTTAATTCATAGAATTGCTCGTGCCCCAGAAAAACGTATATTTTATATGAATGTTGGTTCTATCCCACCAAATGAAATAGATGCATTTATGCAAAAAACAATTGGTAATTTAAAACGTACACCTTTCCAAGATAATAAAACAGGAGAATACAACCTTAAATACAACATGCAAAATATGTTGGAAGATTTTTATATCCCTGTTCGTGGTAATGACCAAACAACTAAAATAGAAACCACACCAGGATTACAATATGATGGGATTGCCGATGTTGAATATTTAAGAGGTAAATTATTTGCCGCACTTAAAATTCCAAAAGCTTTCTTAGGATACGAAGAAGGAGTTGAAGGTAAAGCTACACTAGCACAACAAGATATTAGATTTGCACGCACAATTGAAAGAATACAAAGAATATTAGTTTCTGAATTAAATAAAATTGCATTAGTTCATTTATATACCCAAGGATATACTGATGAAACATTAACTAATTTTACTTTAGAAATGTCTAGTCCTTCTATTATCTTAGAACAAGAAAAAATTGAATTACTTAAATCTAAAACCGAATTAGCTGGTACTTTATTAGAACAAGGTTTAGTACCCTCTGATTGGATTTATGATCATGTTTACCATTTTAGCGAAGACCAATATGATGAATATAGAGATTTATCTAGAGAAGATGCTAAACGTAAGTTTAGAATGGCACAAATAGAAGCAGAAGGAAATGATCCTGTTGAAACTGGTAAATCATATGGTACACCTCATGATTTAGCCTCATTATATGGAAGTGGTAGAATGTACACTAACCCAGGAGCAGTACCAAAACCAGAAGAATATGCAGCTGATGATCCTAAATTAGGTAGACCAAAAGATACTAATGTAAAACGTAATACACAAGGTGATAATTTTGGGAAAGATAGATTAGGAGTTAAACGTATGAAAGATACAGATAAAAATGATTCTAATAGTATTAAAAATAAATTCAAAGGAGGAAGTCCATTAGCTTTAGAAAGTGCTCGGTCTTCATATATGAAAAATTTAAATATGTTTAAGGATTTAGATAAAAAGGTATTAATATTTGAAGAGGATAAAGACGATTCTTCATTATTAGATGAAAAACAATTAAAGAAGTAAAATACTCCACATATTTATAAATAAATATATTCTTGATGAAAATTAAACACTCAAAGTACAAAAACACAGGCATATTATTTGAACTGTTAGTACGCCAAATCACCGCTGACACACTTAAAGGTGGTAATTCACCAGCTATAGATATTTTAAAAGAATATTTCGTAAATACTTCTTTAGGTAAAGAGTATAAATTATATGAATCTATACTTAAATCTAAAGTAGTAACTGAGGGTAGGGCTACATTAGTAATTGATACTATATTAGAGGCCTCTACTAAGTTTAATAGAAAGTCTTTAAAAAAACAAAAATATAATTTGATTAATGAAATTAAAAAACATTATAATCTAGAATCCTTTTTTGGTTCTAAAATAACAAATTATAAAGAATTAGCGGCTTTATACACTTTAGTAGAAAATGTTAATTCAAAGTCTATATCTAACCCAACACAATTAGTAGATAATAAAGTAACTTTATTAGAACATTTAACTAAAAAGGAAGTTACTCAAGATTCAAAACAAACAGTAATTGAAGAATTTTCTACATATGATAGTGATATAAGAACTCTTACTTATAAGGTATTATTAGAAAAGTTTAATAATAAGTACGACATATTAACTAATGATCAAAAACAAGTACTTAAAGAATACATTAATTCAGTAGATTCAACACCAGATTTAAGAAATTTCTACAATGTTAAAATTAATGAATTAAAAAGTATTTTAGTTAAAGAAACAAAAAATATTAAAGATAAAGCTACAAAAGTTAAAATTACTGAAGTAGCTAAATTTTTAACTGAATTAAAGAAAACAGATAAAGTTGGAGATAATAATTTAGTTGATTTGTTACGTTATTACCAATTAGTAAACGAAATACAAATAGCAAATGGCGTACAAATATAAACTTAAAGAAATAGAGGTAGGTGATACTAAGGTTACTGGAGGTGTAAAATCTGTAGTTACAGATAAAGATCCCGAAACTGGTGCTATATCCTGGTCTATTGATTATGTTCCTAATTTATCTAAGCTAGTTGAAGATTCTATGGAATTAGCATCTACAGCAAAAGGTGTATATCAAAAAGCTAAAGATGATAAAAAATTCTTAGACATATACGAACAGGCAAAACAATTAAGAAATGTAATTCGTACTCATGTTAGAAATAATTACCCTTCCGATTATAAAAAAGCAATCAGAGAAGAAGATGTAGATGAAATTTCAACCTCTGGTGCCGCAGGTGCTTATAATACACCATATGCTTTTGTAAGAAAAAAATTACAACCAGGTAAAAAGAAAAAAAATAAAAAATCTAAATATAAAATGAAAATGCCATCGGGTATGGTAAGTTCTTTAGGTTATACAATGGGTGAGGGTAAATTAGGTGATGGAGCAGATTTAGGTCCTGGCCCCAAAGCAGGTCCTGATGGAGTCACTAATAGCGCTTATACAAAACAATTTAAATATAAATTAGTTCCTAAAAATAAAGATGGTACTTATGTACAAAAGGGAGCAGGAATGATAGTTAAAAAACTTTATTAATATGTATAACCGAAGTATTAATGAACAAGAATCTAAAGCAGCACAATACCAAAAAGAACGTATTGAAGCTTTTGATGTTTTAGAAAATAGATTAGATGTAGTAAAAAAATTATTACGTTTAGCAAAAATAGAAACTATAAAAGCTTACAGAGAACAACCTAATACTTTTGCTGTAATAAAACCTACAGACATAATAGGAGACTATATAAAAGATATTGAAATATTACTAGATAAATAACATTATGAAACAAACACCAAATCAATTATTCAAACAACTTTCAAAAGAATTTAGTTCTAAAAAAGATAAAGAACTAATTAATGAAGAATTAGGTCAAATAGTAACTTTAAAACCAATTAATACTATTGAGGCAAGTGCTAAAGACCCATTCTGGACTAAATTTGAAAATTTCTTAGCAGAAGGTGGTACATTAGAGCCTATTGTAAATAATGAAGATAAAGTTAAATATAATTCTAAAGAACAAGACGAAAAAGTTAAAGCTGATTCTAAATTAAAGTATGAAATGGATAGCAAATTAGCTGGGTCATACAAAATATCAGATGGTGTAGAAAATATTGATTCCCATAATTATGACTACGATCCTAAAGTAGAGAATATTAATAATGTTAATGCTCAAGAAGTATTAAGTGGTGTTCAATTAGAAATTAACTACAATAAAGAATTATCTTTAGATGAAGCAATGGAATTAGCTGTTAAAAACTTAGCTAAAGACCCATTACATTATGTAAAAGAAGGACAATTTGGAGTTCAAGGTTTAGGATATAAAGAAGGAAAACAACAACAAAACGATGGCGAAAGTTATGGTGGTAGTGGATTTAGTACTAAATTAAAAGATGGTGGTGATTCTATGGAATTAGTAAAAGAATCTAAAGAATTAGTTTTAGAGGCATTTGGACAAGTAGTAACATCAGGTAATCCAAACTCATTAGCAGCACAATCAGGAAATATTATTCGTCAGATGATGGCTGAAAAAGAAGAAGAGAAAAAATTACCAATGGATGAAATGGAAGATGAAGGTACAGCAGTATCTTATTCAGATACTACATCAGAAGCTGCAAAACCTGATTTTGCAGATATCGACGGAGACGGAGATAAAAAAGAATCAATGAAACAAGCAGCTAAAGATAAAAAGAAAAAAGTGAAAAAAGAATCTATAGATAGTAAATTAGCGGAAATAGGAAAAGAAGCTGAAAAAGTAAAAATGGAAGCTCAATTAGACTTCTTACATGATCATATTCAAGAAAAAGTAGATAGAGTTAGTTCAATCCAAGAAGATGAAAATCTTAGTGAATTAATTGACAAGACGAAAATGAAACAAATGCAGAGAGAAATCAAAGATTTGGAAAGAAAGAAAATGAAAATGGAAAGAATCTATGAAAAATCTTGTGGATCAAAATATTCCAAAAAAGAAATGGTAGATGAAATGGATGAGGTAAGTTGGAATGAAAAAAATAACCCAACTCGTGGTGCTGCAGGTGAAAGAGATCCTAAACAAGTAGGACAATCAGTTTCTGCTTATGCTGTAAACAAATAGAACATGAGCAAAAAGCTATTAATAGAAACTCATACTGTAAAAATCTCCCCCTCCCAATTAACTGAAAATGTTAATAAGGAGAGTGGAAATTTAATGGTAGAAGGTATTTTAGCTACGGCTGAAGTAAAAAACGGAAATGGTCGTTACTACTCAAAAGGTCTGTGGGATAGAGAAATGGACAAATATTCTGAATTAATTGAACAAAGACGTTCAATGGGAGAACTTGACCACCCAGAATCAACTGTTATCAATTTAAAAAACGTATCACATTTAATATCCGAATATTGGTGGGATGGTGATAATTGTATAGGTAAGATAGAAATTTTACCTACTCCTTCAGGAAATATTCTTAAAGAACTAATTAAAAGTGGAGTTACCGTAGGTGTGTCTTCTCGTGGTATGGGTTCTTTAGAAGATAAAGGTGGTGTAATGGAAGTACAAGATGATTTTGAATTATTATGTTGGGATTTTGTTTCAACCCCATCAAATCCTGGTTCTTTTATGCATACCTTAAATGAAGGAAAAAATATAATCACATATGATTATACAAATGTTAATAAAGTAATACATGAAATTCTTTGTTCAAAAGGTTCATGTCCTATAACATAAATAATATTTCTTCGGACGCTACCGACGGATTTTATGCATAAAGCGCTCTTTTGAGCGCTTCTTGTGTCTTAAGATATTTTTACATACGTATGACCGCAATGTGTCATGAATACTTAGATATGGCACCGATATATATTATTCCCTATTACGATTCTTAATAATCGTATTTCACAAAAAAAATTTTGAGATTATGGCAAACAATGATTTGTTAAAAGAAGCAATCGCTGATGCTAAAGCTGTTAAAGAAACTGCTATTGCAAACGCAAAACTTGCTCTTGAAGAAGCATTCACACCACATTTGAAATCTATGCTTTCTGCAAAATTAGAAGAAATGGACAACGAAGACGTTGACGAAGGATACGATAAGTATGAAGAAGACGACGTTAAAGAAGAAGTTTCTGAAGATACAGTAGAAGAAAAGAAAGAAGATATGGATGAAGCTAAAGAAGAGCTTGATGAAATTAACCTTGACGAGTTACTTGCTGAACTTGAATTGGATGAAGACGCTCGAACAGACGCTGAAGAAGAAGGCTACAAAGACGGTATGAAGGACGAAAAAGAGGACTTGAAAGAGGACGAACGTACGGATGCTGAGGAAGAAGGCTATTTAGATGGCGAAAAAGACGAAAAAGAAGACATGGAAGACAAAGACGACAAGGAAATTGACCTTGAAGATATGTCAGAAGATGACTTAAAAGGATTCATTGAGGATGTTATTAAAGATTTAGTAGCAGACGGAACAATTGAAGCAGGTGAGGAAGCAATGGAAGATGAAGAAGACATTGTAGATGTTGAAGACGTTGAAGACGTTGAAGACGTTGAAGACGTTGATGTTGATGTAGAAATTGATGAAGCAGTTGACGGAGAAAAAGGTGCTGGAAACGAAGATGGTGACAAAGATGACACTAAAATCGAGAAAGAAACTGAAAAAATGAGATTTAAAGAAGCATTAGATGAAATCGAAGCTCTTAAAGTTGAATTAAACGAAGTTAATTTGCTTAACGCTAAATTACTCTACACAAACAAAGTTTTTAAATCTAAAAACTTATCTGAAGACAAAAAAGTTAAAGTGCTTAAAGCATTTGACAAAGCGTCAACAGTAAAAGAAGCTAAAGTTATTTTTGAAACATTAAACGAAGGTTTAGTATCAAAAACAGAAGCTATTGTAAGACCAAAAGGTGCTGCATCTAAAGCAACTGGAACAATAACTGAAGCTAAAAAACCGATTATTGAAAGCAATGATGTATACAATCGTATGCGTAAACTTGCTGGATTAATTTAAATTATTAAAATAACCCTTAAAAAACTAAAAAAATGAGCTTAAATACTCTATTAGAAAGCGCGAACCCATATCAGTCTTTACAGTCTGACGCGGCTAGATTAGCTAGCAAATGGGAAAAGACAGGTTTATTAGAAGGTTTGAATGGTGCCCACAAAAACAATATGGGTCTTATTCTTGAAAACCAAGCTAAACAACTTGTAGTAGAATCATCACAAACTAGTGGTGGTGTAGGAACAGGTGGTACTTTTTCATCTCAAACTAGCGTAAACGTTGGTGGACAGTGGGCTGGAGTTGCTTTACCATTAGTACGTAAAGTATTCGGACAAATTGCTGCACAAGAATTTGTATCAGTACAACCAATGAATTTACCTTCAGGACTTGTATTTTTCTTAGATTTCCAATATGGATCTAACAAATCTCCATTTACTGCTGGTGGGTCATTATATGGTGACAAAGGTGGTAATGAACCTTTCGGTAACACTAACACAGGTGGTCTTTATGGATCAGGTCGTTTTGGATATTCTATCCAAAATACTCAGTCTTTAGCATTAACTTCTGCAAGAACAAATGCTTCTTGGGATCAATTTAACTTTAACAGTGATTATTCTGCATCTGTTGCAGCTGGTGATTACCAAAGAGTTGCTGTTGATGCTAGTGACCTAGGATTTGCTGATTTCGAAGCTGTTAAAGGATTCCAATTATTTACTGGATCTTTAACTGGTGTTGTACCAACAGGATCTGATGGATCTGTAGCTGGTGTACAAGTATCTGAATTTACAGAATACGATGCAGCAGCTGGAAAAGTATATTTCTATGCTTTAGATACTGCTATTACAGTTAATGATGTAAATGTAAACTACCAAATTCAACCAACTGATAATAACAGAGGTGATTTTGAAGCAGGTAACCCACATCCAAATGCATTTAACGATGAATCAGGAGCTAACTGTTGCCCAGACCAAGTAATTCCAGAAATCAACATCCAGATGCAATCATCTGCAATTGTTGCTAAAACTAGAAAACTGAAAGCTGTATGGACACCAGAATTTGCACAAGATTTAAATGCATATCATGCACTAGATGCTGAAGCTGAATTAACTTCAATCTTAAGTGAGTACATTTCATTAGAAATTGACTTAGAGATCTTAAGTATGTTAATTGATTCTGCTGCTGCAGGAACTGAAACATGGTCGGTTAAAAATAACCAACAACTTTCAGGAACAGGTGCTGGTATCACAGATACTAATCTTGGATTTTACAATTCTCAAGGACAATGGTTCCAAACATTAGGAACTAAAATTCAGAAATTAAGTAACATCATTCACCAGAAAACTCTACGTGGTGGTGCTAACTTTATGGTTGTTTCTCCACAAGTAGCAACAATTTTGGAATCAATTCCAGGATTTGCTGCTGATACAGATGGTGATGCTGCTAAAATGAGCTATGCATTTGGTGTACAAAAAGTTGGTGCTTTAAATAGCCGCCAAAAAGTATACAAAAACCCTTACATGACTGCTAACACAATCCTATTAGGATACCGTGGTACTCAGTTCCTAGAAAGTGGTGCTGTATTTGCTCCTTACATTCCGTTAATCATGACTCCACTTGTATACGATCCAGATACGTTCGTACCAAGAAAAGGTCTATTAACTAGATATGCTAAGAAAATGGTTCGTCCAGAATTTTATGGAAAAATCAATGTATCAGGTTTAGACCTTCTATAGTAGAAGATTAATTAAATCTTAATAAAATTAACCCGGCTTAGGCCGGGTTTTTTTTTCTTTTTTATATTTATAACAAAATGCGTTATACACAAACTATATTTATCTTATTATATAATTATATCAATAATTTACTGTTTCTTAACGTATTTACAACAGTTGTATTCACTGATAACACAATCCCTAATTTAAAGAATTTATGGCAAGTAAACACCATACAGACGAAGTATTTCGGTCTAAAAGAATTCCTAAAAACCCAATTAAGTTCAAACTCCAACTTAATGAAGAACAAAAAGACGCTAAAAAACACATCCTGGAAAATACAATTACTCTCCTTGGAGGGGGTGCAGGTAGTGGAAAAACATTACTTGCATGTAATGTTGCATTAGATGGACTATTACGTAGACAATACGACAAAATTATAATCACCAGACCTACGGTATCAAAAGAAGAAATAGGTTTTTTACCTGGTGATTTAAGAGAAAAAATGGATCCCTGGGTACAACCTATTTACCAAAATTTCTTTCAATTGTATGATAAAGTTAAAATAGAAAAACTTATTGAAGATGGTAAAATAGAAATAGTACCAGTATCATTTATGAGAGGTAGAACATTTTTAGATGCTATGATAATAGTAGATGAAGCACAAAATGTTACTCATGAACAAATGGAAATGATTACATCTAGAATAGGTTTAAGAAGTAAAATGATGATATGTGGTGATGCCCATCAGACAGATTTAAAAAAGAAATCGGATTCTGGTTTTAAGTTTCTCTACTCAGCTGCTAGAAGGATTAAAAATCTAGAAGCTATTACTTTAAATACTAATCATAGAAATGAAATTGTAGAAGATTTATTAGACTATTATAAAGAAGCTATTGACAAAGGTGTAAGTATTACTACTTCTGGTTCATACAATTATAATAATAAAAATTAGTACCATATTTATAATAAAATTATCTAATGGCAATATGTAACCCTACTGGTTCATTATCAGTAACAATCAGAGAAGAAATAAGATTACCTAATGGTAATATGGAGCAATCTATCAATACCGAGGTTATTAAGGATGTTAATCAGATAATGAAAAGAACTGATACTATAGCTCCTACCTTTAGTGGAAGTGGAATTGAAATTTTAAGGTTTGTAGATTCTGAAGAACAACAAACAGCAGGTTCCTTTGTAAGAGATACAGTTAAATATATGAGATTTACAAATTTATGTTCAACTAATTTTGTATCCTTATATTTAATCCAAGATAGCCCAGAAGCACAAAACCCTAATACTGGTAATGTAGGATCAGGAGATGAATCTTTATTTAAATTAGATGCCGGAAAATCAATGGTGTTTTCAAATGCCCAATTTCAAGGAACTGATTATTATGATTATGTAGTAGAAGGATATGTTGATATTCAATATTTTTCTTCATTTGCTACTTTATCATCGATTAAAGCAAAAGCAGATACAGCAAGTGTTCAGATAGAGTATTTTGTAGCATCTTCATAATATTTATAACAAAATTAAATTTAATAAAAAATGGCATTAACATACAGAACAGGATCAGACGGTAAAGATTCAGCATTAACAATTAATGAATTAGATAACAACTTTAGACATTTTACTGGATCACACGCAATTACTGGGTCTCTTACAGTATCAACTAATTTAACAGTTGAAGGATCAGTAGTTTCATTAGCAGCATTACCAACATCAGACCCCTCAGTAGTAGGTCAACTTTGGAATGATGCTGGGACTTTAAAAGTATCAATATAATTAGTACTTAAAAATTACACTTAATTTAAAATAAAATTCCGGAGGACTCAATTTGAGTCCTCTTTTTTCATATTTATAATAAAACTAATTAGATTATGAATGTACCTATATATAATGGTGACCCAATTTGGAACCCAAATTCAGTACCTTTTGGCTTTTACAATAATAGTATAGATTTTCAAACTGATTGTGTAAAAGTAGCAGAATTTTGTGCTACCAGATTAGGTTATCCTTTAGTTGATATAGAATTACAATCTAGTTCCTTCTTTACAGCATTTGAAGAAGCAATTACCGTATATGGAAATGAATTATATGCTTACCTTGTTAGGGATAATATGTTAACTTTAGAAGGGTTTGCTATAGATGATTTTATATTTTTAAATGAAAGTATTATTACTCCTAATTTAGGAGCAGTAATTAGAATGTCAGAGCAGTATGGAGCAGAAGCAGGTACTGGTGGTAATGTGCCTTGGTATAAAGGTAGTATACCCTTAACATCCAGTGTTCAAGATTATGATTTAAAAGCATGGGCAAAAGAAAAAAATATAACAGGTAGTATAGAAATAAAAAGAGTATTTTATCAAGAACCAACCCCTGCATCAGCTAGATATCTAGCACCTTTTGATGGTTTTGGATTTGGAGGAGCAGCAGCTGCTGGAGTAACTGGACTTGGTGGTTTTGGAGGTGGAATGGGTTATTTAATGATGCCCCTTAATTATGATATGCAAGTTATTCAAGCTATTGAAATGAATGATATGGTCAGAAGATCTAATTATAGCTTTGAAATGCACAATAATATTTTAAGAGTATTTCCAATCCCTGGACCCTTTACTCATACTAATGATGATGAAATGATTAGTGGTTCATGTGTAGGAAATATGTGGTTTGAATATATTAAAGTAAATGATAGAACTAGCGGAAGTGTAGACCCAGCATGTGGGCAGGTAACAAATGCCTCTAATATGCCCTATACTAATCCTGATTATACCTTAATTAATTCAATTGGTAGACAATGGATTTTTGAGTATACTTTAGCATTAGTAAAAGAAATTTTAGGGTATGTAAGAGGAAAATATTCTACAATCCCTATACCTAATGCTAATATGACTTTAAATCAAGCTGATTTATTAGCTGCAGCAACTGCTGAAAAAACAGCATTATTAGAAAGATTAAGAGCATATTTTGATGAAACTTCACGAGCCTCTTTATTAGAAAGAAGAGCAAATGAAAAAGAAAGTAGAGATAGAGAATTAGAAGGTGTTCCAAATTTTATTTATATAGGATAGCATATGGCAATGTATACAGGACTCAGAGATGTATCTCTTCTGAGACATTTAAATAGAGAGTTAATGGGTAATATTATTACCCAACAATGTGCTATATATCAATTTAAACTAGAAGAAACTAAAGTTAATATATATGGTGAAGCTGCTGGTGAAAAGTTTTATAATGGTCCTTTTTTATTTAATGTTTTAATAAATAGATCAGATCAACAATATGGAGAAGATGAAGAAGGAATACAATTTAATCAAGCTATTGATTTTTATTTCCTTAGAGATGATTTAAAAGTAGCTAATGTTGTACCTGAAGTAGGTGATATTATCTTATACCAAGAAGGATATTACGGGGTACAAGGCACAGTAGGAAACCAATATTGGGGTGGAAAAAACCCTGCATACCCAAATAATGATTCAGATGGGGAACCAAACCCATTAAATCCAGGTTTAGATAAATTTGGAGAAAGTGTATCAGTATTAGTATCAACATATTATATACCAGCAGATAAAGTTGCTATTTCACCATATAAAGAAAGATTTTAATGGCTATAAGAAAACCAATACCAAAAACTCAAAAAGAGTTAAGCATAGATCAACAAAGACCTTCTTCAGCTAGATATGGTAATCCCAATATCCCACTTGCATCTAATGAAAGTGAAACAGGTATTCCCTTTAATAGATCAGAAAAACTATCTTGGACAGGAGATACAACTAAACCCTTTTCAATTGGAATAAAGGATTTAGATGAAGCTGTATTTTATTATTTTCAAAATGTGATAAAACCTTTTGTTTATCAAAATGGTGAAAGAAGAGAAGTACCTATTATTTATGGTTCTCCTGAAAGGTGGAAATCATTCCAAAAAGATAATTATTATAGGGATAAAAATGGTGCTATTATGTTACCCATTATAGTACTTAAAAGAAATTCAATCACTAAAGATAGAACAGTATATAATAAACTGGATGCTAATAGTCCTAATTTATATGGTAGTTTTCAACGTGCTTATAATCCTAAAACCTTTTACAATAATTTTGATGCTATTAATAACGCAATCCCAGCAAAACAATTTTATGCTGTAGCTGTCCCGGACTTTGTTAATATAGAATATAGTTGTTTAATCCAAACTTACTATATGGAACAATTAAATAAAATCATTGAAGCATGTGAATATGCTTCTGATGCTTATTGGGGTAATCCAGAAAGGTTTAAATTTAGATCTTTTATTGATTCCTTTACTACTGAAACTTCTTTAACTAATGGAAAAGATAGATTAGTAAAAGGTACATTTAATATAAGATTAAGAGGATACATTATTCCTGATACAGTACAAAAAGATATGAATTCTATTTCTAAATACAATTCTAAATCTAAATTTATTATTTCAATGGAAACAACTTCTAATTCTGAAATATTTAAAGAAGGTGTAACTAAAACAAGAGATGGTAGAACTAGAAAAAGTAGTGAAAATGAAGGAGGACTTACTGGTATTTATGATGTGAAGAGTGGTAAAGAATTAAAACAATAGATTAATGGCTAATAATATAAGATTTGTCGATTCCTTAAAAGTAGGAGCATATAATACCCAAAATACTGGAGGTAGTGGTATAACCATTAATAATAATATTGATAATTATGTTCTAACTGCTACGGGTAACCAAGAAATAGATGGTAACGCCAACCTTCAATTTGATGGGGTAAACTTAGGAATAGGTGGTCCTTCAAATGGTGCTAGATTTGAAATAAATGATAATACTTCAAATGATTTACTATTAATTAAAAACTCTAGTAATCAAGGTATAAAAATAAAAAATAGTGGGGTATTACAATTATTAGAATTTAGTTCATTACCCACAGCAGTAGAAGGAGGAATTGTTTTTTCTTCTAATGAATTCTTTTTAGGTTATTAACTTAAGAATAAAGTTTAATATGTATAATAAAATTTAATTAATATAAAATGGCAGATTGGAAAAAAGTAATTGTTAGTGGCTCGAACGCAGAACTAGCGCAGTTGTCCTTATCAGATTTATCGGTACAAGGAAGTGAAGAGACAGTATTGGTAATCAGCCCTGCAGGGGTAGTTGGGACACGAGAAAATGCATCAAGTTCAGGCTCAAGTGGTACTTCAGGTTCAGATGGTTCCTCAGGTTCAAGTGGAACTAGTGGCTCAAGTGGCTCAAGTGGAACAAGTGGTGCAGATGGTGCAGGAGGTTCTTCAGGTTCTTCAGGAACAAGTGGTTCTGACGGTTCTTCAGGTTCTTCAGGTACATCAGGAACAAGTGGTGCAGATGGTGCAGGAGGTTCTTCAGGTTCTTCAGGTACATCAGGTACAAGTGGTGCTGACGGTGCTGGTGGATCAAGTGGCTCATCAGGAACTTCTGGTGAATCAGGCTCAAGTGGTTCTTCAGGTACTTCAGGAACAAGTGGTGCAGATGGTGCTGTTGGAAGTTCAGGATCAAGCGGAACATCAGGAACTTCAGGTTCAGATGGTTCAAGTGGTTCTTCAGGTACTTCAGGTTCAGATGGTTCTTCTGGTTCTTCTGGTTCAAGTGGAACATCAGGAACTTCAGGTTCAGATGGTTCGTCCGGTTCCTCAGGTACATCAGGCTCTTCAGGTTCAAGTGGTACATCAGGTTCTTCAGGTTCAGATGGTTCAAGTGGCTCTTCAGGAACAAGTGGTGTAATTAATGTTAATAATTCTGGTAATAATAGAGTATTAACTGATATTGATGGATCAAGTGCTGAAGCAGAATCTAATTTAACTTTTATAAGTAATGGTGGTTCTACAGTAGGTGGTTTATTAACAGTAACCGGTGATGTTGTAATTAGCCATGATTTAACAGTACAAGGTACAGCATCATTCCAAAATTCAGAAAATTTACTAATAAAAGATAGATTTATATTATTAGCTTCTGGTTCTACTTCTGCTGGAGATGGTGGTATTGTAATACAACAAACAGATCAGGATTATGGTGATGCCTTTGCTTATGATGGATTATCATCATTAAGATGGGGTGTAACAAGTTCATTCCATGCAAGTGGTTCAGGATTTACTCCAGATGCTTTTATGTCAACTGTTGTAATAGGTGCCGATGCTAATGATACTACATCAACTGTAGTATCAAGATATACGGCTAAAGGAAATATATTTGTATCTTCATCACAAGATATTTATATCTATTCTTAATATATAAAAATTGTTTTTAAAAAAAATAAAAAGGTTTATGGGATTTAAATCTAATAAAGTTGAAATAAAAGGAGTACCTACTGAAAAAGTGGGTACTCCTTTAACTCACAATATAGAATTAACAGAAAAAGAAATTGAATTAATATTACTTACTATTAAAAATGGGTTATTTAAAGGAGAATATGTAGAGATACTTTATAATTTAACTTTAAAAATTCAAGAAAAATATAAAAATATATAGTTATGTCTTACAATCTAACAGGTTTATCTCTAAGAGAATTACGTGCTCTTAGAAAATCAACTGATTACATTCCAATTACAGGTATCGATGCTATCTTTATAGGTACAATACAAGTAAAATTAAATCAAAAAATTGAAAGTATTGAACAACAATTAGAAGAAGAAAAAATACCTCCCCCTCCTAGTTAATAGGGAATATTAAAACCATATTTATAACTATATTACGGCCCGCAAGGGAAGTGGACTGAACAGTCAGTAACCAACCTAATAAGAATGATATGCCAAATTGGAAAAAAGTAATACTTAGTGGTAGTAATGCTGAGTTAAATGAAATTAAATTAACAGGTCTTTCAACTCAAGGATCTGAAAACACAACGCTTGTAATAAATAGTGATGGTACTGTAGGTACCAGAGAAAATGCTGCATCTAGTGGTACTTCTGGTACTTCTGGTTCAAATGGTAGTTCAGGTTCAAGTGGCTCATCAGGTTCAAGTGGTTCTAGTGGTTCTTCAGGAACAAGTGGTTCATCTGGTTCATCCGGTACATCAGGTACTTCAGGTTCAGATGGTTCATCTGGTTCTTCAGGCACATCAGGTTCTTCAGGTTCTTCGGGTACATCAGGAACTTCAGGTTCAGATGGTTCATCTGGTTCTTCAGGAACAAGTGGTTCATCAGGTAGTTCAGGTACATCTGGTACTTCAGGTGTTTCCACTTATGGATTCCGTATAGAATACTCTACATCTACAACATCAGCAGACCCAGGCTCAGGTAAATTTAGATTTAACGCCGCTGACCCGGCTGCAGCTACTGAAGTTTATATTAGTGAGACTGATTTAGATGGATTAGGTATAGACCCAATATTAGGTACTCTAACAGATTCTACAAATAATAATAAATCTGTTATAACATTTAGATTAGAATCAAATCAAATATATTATGATTCAGCATATGTTACTGCCCAAACAGATAATGGTGGTTGGAGAACATTAGATATCACTCATATTGATAAAAGTGGTTGGAATAATGTAGGTAATAGCGATGCTACCTTTATGGCTATTGAACTTATAGGTGATAAAGGTAGCTCAGGTTCATCAGGTACAAGCGGTAGCTCAGGCTCTTCAGGCACTTCAGGTTCATCAGGCTCATCAGGTACTTCAGGAAGTTCGGGCTCATCAGGTACATCAGGCTCAAGTGGATCTTCAGGAACTTCAGGTAATACTGGTTCTTCGGGAACTTCAGGAACATCAGGTAGTTCAGGTTCTTCAGGAACAAGTGGTTCTAGTGGTTCATCAGGAACAAGTGGTGTCCAAGGTAACCCAGGAACAAGTGGTACATCAGGTTCATCAGGATCAAGTGGTTCTTCAGGAACTTCAGGTAATACAGGTTCTTCAGGAACTTCAGGAACATCAGGTAGTTCAGGTTCATCCGGAACTTCAGGAACTTCAGGTTCAGATGGTTCATCTGGTTCTTCAGGAACAAGTGGTAACTCAGGTTCATCTGGTTCATCCGGTACATCAGGTACTTCAGGTAATACCGGTTCTTCAGGAACTTCAGGAACTTCAGGTTCAAACGGTTCTTCAGGTTCATCAGGAACAAGTGGTTCAAGTGGTTCATCAGGAACAAGTGGTGTCCAAGGTAATCCTGGAACAAGTGGTTCTTCAGGCTCATCAGGCACAAGTGGTTCTTCAGGGTCATCTGGTACTTCAGGAACTTCAGGTTCAGATGGTTCATCAGGTTCCTCTGGAACAAGTGGTAACTCCGGCTCATCGGGTTCATCAGGAACAAGCGGTAACTCTGGTACTTCAGGTTCTTCAGGTTCTTCAGGAAACTCAGGATCAAGTGGTTCATCTGGAACTTCAGGAAATACAGGATCAAGTGGTACATCAGGAACTTCAGGCTCATCAGGTTCATCAGGAACAAGTGGCTCATCAGGGTCATCTGGTACTTCAGGTAGTTCAGGCTCAAGTGGTTCTTCAGGCTCAAGTGGTACTTCAGGTTCATCGGGAACTTCAGGTTCATCTGGGTCAAGTGGTACATCAGGACAAGATGGTAATTTTGGTGGTGCTACTTTTAATTATACATTTGACACAGCAACAGGTACTGCTGATCCAGGTAATGGAGATATAAGATTAAATAACACTACACAAAACGCATCTACATTATCCATTATTAGTCAGACTACAGAAGATGGTGATAATATACAGTCATTTTTAGAGAGTATTGATGCCTCTACATCAGCAGTAAAGGGTCATATGAGAATAGCGGATAAATTCGCTCCAGAAAATTTTATATTGTTTTCAATATCAAACCTAACAGACTTAGGTGTATATTGGACAATAAACATAAGTGAACAAGCATCATCAGCTGCATCCCCATTTACTAATAATGAAGATGTAATTGTTTCTTTCGCCTTAGTAGGTGATAGAGGAGATGATGGTACATCAGGAACATCTGGTTCAAGTGGAACTTCGGGTTCATCAGGTAGTTCAGGTAATAGTGGTACTTCAGGTTCTTCAGGTTCAAGTGGTTCTTCAGGAACAAGTGGTTCTTCAGGAAACTCAGGATCAAGTGGTTCATCTGGAACTTCAGGTTCAAGTGGATCATCAGGTACATCAGGTTCATCAGGAAATTCAGGCTCTTCAGGTTCCTCAGGAACATCTGGTTCAAGTGGTTCATCTGGTTCTTCAGGCTCTTCAGGCTCTTCAGGTTCAAGTGGTTCATCTGGAACTTCAGGTTCAAGTGGTTCCTCAGGTTCAAGTGGTTCATCAGGAACATCTGGTTCATCAGGAACAAGTGGTACAGCAACAATAACAAATTTAGGTAACAATAGAGTAACTACATCAACAGGAACTCAAGGTGCATTAAATGCTGAAGCTAATTTTACATTTGATGGTACTAAACTTACAGTATCAGGATCAGGTAGCACAATTTTAGATGTACAAGGATCTCAAGGTCAATTATTTTCAGTAACAGATGATTTGACAGGGATAGTATTTGCAGCATCTGATATATCAGGTGTTCCAATCTTATCTGTAAGTGGTTCAGGTTTAACAATGATTGATGGTACTTTAAATGCCCCTAATTTACCTAATATAACAACTAGTAATGATGTATTAGTTGTAGATTCAAGTGGTAATGTAGGATATGAAACAAATGCCGCTTCAAGTGGAACCTCAGGTAGTTCAGGCTCAAGTGGTAGTTCAGGCTCAAGTGGTAGTTCAGGCTCAAGTGGTACATCAGGCTCAAGTGGTTCATCTGGTTCATCAGGTTCTTCAGGAACAAGTGGATCATCAGGATCTTCAGGAACAAGTGGTTCTTCAGGAAACTCAGGATCAAGTGGTTCATCTGGAACTTCAGGTTCATCTGGATCAAGTGGTACATCTGGTTCATCAGGAAATTCAGGAACTTCGGGTTCATCCGGTAGTTCAGGTTCATCGGGTAGTTCAGGTTCTTCAGGAACAAGTGGTGGAACAGGTACCCCAGGAACATCAGGTTCTAGTGGTTCATCAGGAACCTCAGGTTCTAGTGGTTCATCAGGAACAAGCGGTAACTCTGGTACTTCAGGTAGTTCAGGATCAAGTGGTAACTCAGGTTCAAGTGGTTCATCAGGATCAAGTGGTACAAGTGGTTCTAGTGGTTCATCAGGAACAAGCGGTAACTCTGGTACTTCAGGTAGTTCAGGATCAAGTGGTACAAGTGGTTCTAGTGGTTCATCAGGAACAAGCGGTAACTCTGGTACTTCAGGTAGTTCAGGATCAAGTGGTAACTCAGGTTCTAGTGGTTCATCAGGAACAAGCGGTAACTCTGGTACTTCAGGTAGTTCAGGATCAAGTGGTAACTCAGGTTCTTCAGGTTCTTCAGGAACATCAGGTAACTCAGGTTCTTCAGGTTCTTCAGGAACAAGCGGAACAGCTACTATAACAAATTTAGGTAACAACAGAGTTACAACTTCAACAGGTACACAAGGCCAATTAAATGCTGAAGGTAGTTTAACATTTGATGGTAACATATTACATAACGATTCCCAAAATATAGCCATTAATGAAGGCCAGAAATTCATACTTGATTATGATGGAGATAGTTTTGGAAACATATCTTATGATTTAAATAATTTAGCTGGTTATGGTGCCCAAAACGTTTATGCTACTCCTGGTGAATGTCATGTCTTTACAGAGGGTGATGGAGATGCATTAGCTCAAATTAGGGCTATGCAAATAACTATAGGAAGTAGCCAAACAAATTCAGCTACTAGATTTTCTATAGCTGGTGGATTAAAAAACACAGGTTCAAGTTCAACTGAAAGTTTTATTGGTGGTGGTTGTAGAAATTATATATCCAGTGGTAAAACTAGTGTAATAGCAGGAGGATCAGTAAATTGTATAGTCAATAATAATACTGCTTGTTCAGGAAATTTTATAGGAGCAGGAGGTGCCAATAAAATTAATACTTGTGTTGGTAATAGTGCTATAGTTGCAGGATGTAACAACTGCATCTGTCAAACAGGTACAAATTGTAGTTTTATAGGTGCAGGAGATTTCAATGTAATTTGTGTAAGTTCACCTAAGAGTTCTATTGTTGGAGGTACTACGAATAAAATTTATAATTCTAACACCTCTGCTATCTTAGGAGGTAGACTAAATTGTATATGTAATGGTGCTAATTGTAGTGCTATATTAGGTGGGTATAGCAATTACATTAATGGTCATGATTATTCCTTTCTTGCTGGTTATAACTTATCTTCAAATCAAAATTGTACCTTTTATACTCAATGTTCTCATGTTAGAAATCATTTAAATGTAGGGGGTACTGGAAATGCTTGTAATACAACTACAGGTAGAATTGATGCAACAAATGATATTGTAGCTTATGCTACTTCTGATAAAAGATTAAAATGTAATATTAAACCTATAGAAAATTCTTTATGTAAAGTAATTGGAGTAAGTGGTAATACATTTGATTGGAAAGAATTAACTAAAGAAGAAACAAAAACTATACACGGTAATACAGGTAAAGATGTAGGAGTAATTGCACAAGAAATAGAAGCAATACTACCAGAAGCTGTTACAACTAGAGATAGTGGATATAAAGCCGTTAACTATGAAAAAATTGTACCTTTATTAATTGAAGCAATTAAAGACTTAACAGTTAAAGTAGAAGAATTAGAATTAAAAATAAGTAGGGATATCTAAAATATTTTTGTATATTCCCCCTATGAAGATATGTATAATTACAAACTATATTGATAGGGGGTATGTGAATGAATTATTTATTTTA